TTGGTAACAGGATTCCAGGTGTAGTTCATGTAGCCGCCAAACATACGTGCGGCCAGTTCAACATACTGGCTGTAGAAGTCGTAAGTGGCTAGGCCGCCGGCCACGTTGAAGTTCATTAGATAAACGTTGACCGAAGCTTGAGAAAACGGATCAAAGTTTGACGAAAACGGACCAGCTGAATCGCCAAATGTTCTACGGAAAATCTGACGAACCTGTATGGTTTCTTGCGGCAAGGTATAGATGTTTACGTCCCGGACCAACTCCATAAAGGTATAACTTTCTTCATACGCACCCTGAGCACGTTGACGATACACACCAATTGTTTTTTGATAGGCAGCTTCGTAATGCTCTGCATCCAGTTCAATATCAATGATCTGTGAAGCCAGTTGTAACTGCACATATTCAATGAGATTTTGTTTCAGTGTGTCAAGACTTGATTGTTCTTCAATTGCCATGGTATAGAGCTCCGTTCCCCCTTATTTACCACGATTTTAAGATGACCAGGCTCTCTGTGCCACGTCCGTTAAATGCAGTTTCTGTGGTGGTCAAGTCCTTGTAGATCTTCCTTGCGGCAGGTTTGCCGGCGGCACCCAAGGCTTTCAACACATCTGCAGGTTTACGTACAGTTTTTTGCTGGCTCTCTACTGTGCTGTACCCAATAATTGAGTTTGACTTTACAGTAAATGCCTGTGTGTGGCTGTCTGCAACAAGATGGATTAGTTTGCGCTTTTTAGTATCATACAACCAGGCTTCTGCTTTGTCCACTAAACTTGCGGCAGGCAAGCCTTTGAGTTTGAGTTCTGCAAACTCCACAATGTGTTTGAACTTGGCGGCACGTTTCTCCGGTGGCACTGCCCGAACTGCACGAGGCTTGCGTTCCACTTTCTTGATCTGCACATACGCACCACAGTCTGAAATCACCAGCTCACAGAACTTTACGCAATTCCGTAACTGTACCTTGCTCAAGAAACTGTAGCCCTGCACCAGGTCAGCATCTTTGCCAGCCACTGCCGTATCAAATTCCTCTAACTTGCGTGTCCAAATTTGTTTAATATCGTTTACCATTTGTGGAGCAATGTTCATTGACCGCAGTAACACCACAGGCTTGTAATCTGCTGTGAGTTTGGCGCCACTTGTGACAAACTCGTCAAACAACCCGTCTAATTCGCCTGCGCATTCTGACACCTTTTCACGCAGTCGGTCCTGGATTGTGATTCGTGGCACAGCGTCATCCACTGCTGTTTCTACTGTGACTTCGTCCTGTTTGGATTCTAATATATCTTTAAGCAGGTTATCCAGTTTGATCTGCTCCGGATCTGTGAGTTCCAGGCCTACCTGGCTCATGCGACACAGCCAGCCTGTGGTCAGACGAATTGAACTGTCTGGAATTTGTTTAAGAGTGCGTACATCGTTTTTACGGCCGTGTGCTTCCAAATAGTTCACAATCATCTCACGTGCGTCTTTTTTACCGTAAAAGTAATTGTACCAACTGAACGCTTGACTAAGCGCACTGATGCGACCTTCTACAGGTTGGGTTTTCCAAGTGGGTTCCATGCCCATGGCATTGGTATCTGCACTGCGAGGGTTTAGCGGTTTAACGGGTTTGGTTGTGATCATAATATTCCTTACTTAGTGTTGGGCAAGTGTTTTACAGCATCAAAAAGTTTAGCGGCACGAACAACGTCAAAATTTTTGTGCTTGTACATCCAGGCTTTTTTGCGTTCTGCTGTTTCCAGTGCTTCTGCCAGTTTCCATTTAGTGTCAAAGTCTGCAGACATTATTATACGGCTCATGTCCACAATGTCCAGTGCGTACTCCACCCATTTTTCCGTAGCTTTTACCTTGTAATAGGAAGAATAAAAAGGCTTGCCTTTTGGACCTGTGTATTTTGCAACAAAGTTTGCGGCTTTCATAACATACTCCTAGAGTGGTTAAGTGTGTATTATAGCAAAGATCCAGTTAAGTGTCAATCTTTCCCAAAAGTGTTGTTTTTAGAACACAGTGTTGCAAATTGGGATAGTCCAGCCACCATAAATAACGTATGCCAAGACTTAGCCTATACCGTCCCAATCGCACTGCTGACTACCAGTTTCTGGACAGAACCATTGCAGAAATGTACACTGTAGGTGGCCTCGACATATACATCCACAAGTACATGGGTCCAGCCACAGGCGACCCTGGTGACGCAGATGCTACGCTTCCCGTTTACGACACTTCAAATCCGTTATTCATTGAAGATTTGTTGTTGCTAGAAAACCGTGATCGTCAGTACGATCCAGATGTGTATATACAACGCGGTGTGTACCGGGTGGCTGACGTTGACTTTGATCTTACCCAATTTGGCCTGTTCCTAAACAACGACACTTTATTCATCACATTTCATTACAATGACATGATTGACACCATTGGGCGCAAACTCATGTCAGGTGATGTGATAGAAATTCCCAACCTAAAAGATTATCATCCCTTGGATAAAAGTCTAGCCAAAGCATTGCCTCGCTGGTATGTTATTCAGGATGCATCTTTTGCAGGAGAAGGGTTCAGCCAAACTTGGCTGCCGCACCTGTGGCGGGTCAAAGCCACACCAATGGTCAATGCTCAAGAATACAACAGCATTACCAAACAGGCATTTGAACCCAACAACATCTGGGATCCCGGCAACTATTATCCAGCTGGCACTATTGTCAACAACGGCGACAAGTATTACACTGCCAACACCAATGTTCCGCCTGGCACAGACATAACCAATACCACCTACTGGACAGAAAAGACTCCAGATACTATTGCAGGAAAAACTTCTACTCGCACCAAAGATCTAGAGTTAAACGATGCAATTTTAGTACAAGCAGATGTAGAAGTTCCGTTGACTGGGTACGATACAGTAAAGTTTTATATTCTACCCACTGCAGAGGATGGACAACCTGCACAATCAGGCCTGACAGCAGACCAAACACCGCCCACAGTAGATGGCACACAAGGCGGCGAAGGTACTACACCACGTTCAGATGGCTACACCATTGGCTATTTGACCGGTGACGGCATTGCTCCTAACGGATTGCCTGTGACTGCAGGTGTTAGTTTCCCAGCTGGCCCAGCAGTTGGCAACTATGCCTTACGGTTGGATTACTTTCCAAATCGCCTGTTCCGCTACAATGGCACAACATGGGTCAAGATCGAAGACAGTGTTCGTATTAAACCGGTGTTTGAGTCCGAAGGGCCGGCAGCTTCACAACGAGCCAGTTTTGTCAACAACAGAAACACAGTGCAGACCACTGATCGTGGTGCTATTCCAAGTCGCCAGAGTCTCAGCGAGATACTCAAGCCCAATGCAGACAATGGTGGTTAAACAACAATGACAACACAAAATTCAGCCGCAAACCCAATGTTTTTTTACGACGAACAGATACGTCGTTTTCTGTTGCAGTTCACCCGTATCTTTTCAAACTTTCAAGTAGAATACGGACGCAACGAAGAAGGCACAGCACACACACTAGTACGTGTGCCCATACGTTACGGTGATTCCAGCAGACAAGTGCAGACCATCATGCAGAACAATTCGGCCAGTTTTATGACTTCTGTTCCAATGATGAGTTTTTATATTTCTGGGTTTGATTATGATCGTCCACGTATGCAAGAGCCATACTATGTGAGCAACATTGCTGTGCGTCAACGCACCTACGATGATGTCACTGACACATACGAAACCACACAGGGTAATGCGTTTAGCATTGAACGATTGATGCCTGTTCCTTATAAGTTAACGCTGAAGTTAGACCTATGGACCAGCAACACCAATCAAAAGATGCAGTTGTTGGAACAGATTGTGGTGTTGTTTAACCCGGCGCTAGAAATTCAAAGCACAGACAACTATCTTGACTGGACCAGTTTAAGCATTGTGGAGTTAGAATCAACACAGTGGACTAGCCGTAGTGTTCCAGTTGGCACAGACGATCCCATTGACATTTGCACCATGACATTTACCCTGCCAATCTGGATCAGTAGCCCGGCCAAGGTCAAGAAACTAGGTGTGGTTGAACGTATCATTGCCAACATATATGACGCCAACGGAGATGCTTCAAACGCTGTGTTGGACAACGACTTATTGCTGGGCACACGTATAGTAATTACACCTTGGGATTACCAAACATTGTTAATTGGTAATAAGTTACAGGCCCTGCGTCCCAATGCTGTGATTGACGAGCCCAATGCCAGTTTGACACCACCAGACTCACCACCAAGTAACTTGTTATGGACAGCATTGGTTGGCGCTTACGGAGTACTGCGTCCGGGCATCAGTCAGATCTTTTTAGAGCAACCTGACGGCACTGAAGTTGCCGGAACCATTGCTTATGATCCCTCCGATGACCGATTTATGCTGTATACTATAGATGAAGACACTGTTCCACAAAATACCTTGTCACCTGTACGGTCAGTTATTGATCCGTTGCGCAGTGGGCCAAACGAAGGATTACCTGTGCCTGCTGAAGGTCAGCGGTATTTGTTAACTGAAGACACTGGCAGTGACAATGGCTATGCTGTGGCCTGGCAAGGAACACTAGGACAACCGCTGATTGCTAAACGCAACGACATCATTGAATACCTAGATGGTCGCTGGCAAGTGGTTTTCGAAAATAATTCTAGCCCCGACAACTTACAATACGTAACTAATATAACAACTGGAATTCAATACAAATGGACAGGAACAACTTGGGTCAAGAGCTATCAAGGACTATATCCCGGAGGCCAATGGAGAATAGTACTGTGACCGCTGTGGGCGTTTGGTTCTACAGCGTAAGTACACAACGGTATCTGTACCTGTTGCGCAACGACTCACGTCATCCAGACTCCTGGGGACTGCCCGGTGGCAAGTTTGAGTTAGGCGAAACACTGATCGAAGCAATGACCCGCGAGTGTACGGAAGAACTGGGACACATGCCCGAGTATTTGCGACTGGTTCCCATAGAAAAATTCACCAGTGCCGACGGCGGGTTTGCTTATCACACATTTTTTTGCAGTGTGGCCCGGGAATTTGTGCCGGTACTGAATGATGAACACATTGGCTGGGCCTGGATAGCATCTGGAACATGGCCAAGACCCATGCACCCTGGACTATGGTCAACTGTGAACTTTGATGCTGTGCGTGACAAAATGGCCACTGTGGAACACAGTGTTCAGATGTCGCAGTGACTTATAAAAGAACGATAGTTCAAACAGTTGACATTGGCGTTCATACGCCATGTTTTGGGCACATTAGACTCTTCACCAATAAATGTGAACTTGGTGGCCGGGTACGCCATCAGCACTCCGTTCACATGTGCAGACCATTCACTCACAGTGCCAGCTGTGTCATTGCTGTACCCTAGTGCATAAATTTCTTTGTGGCCGTCAAATGCTGCCATCCATAACACCAGAGCTTCTAAGGCCATGAGGGTGTTGTAAGGTATTAGATAAAAATCACCCGGATGCATCAAACAGGTTCTTGTGGTGGCATACACAATGTTATCAGTGACATATCCAGATTCAACAAGTTCTTTGAGAATATTCTTGTCAATGTCAACTGCAAAATTCAATCGCATTTCCTTGGCAACAGTACCTGTGCCGTATGTTTGTAACTTTTTTGAACTGAGCAGGCCACCTTTATGGCGTTGTAGTCTGGTATAGTCAAATTGATCTCTGTGTACGTTGCTGCCAATACAGGCAGCACGTCCACTGATGTGTTGATTATCAATTGGATTAGCTACCCATTCTCTATTCTGTGTTTTTTTGCCGCCACTCCATCGACTTTCTGTAATTACAAATTCACCTTCGTAGTCTGCTCTGTATCGTTCTTGTATCATAAACGACCAACTGCTACTTCAATGGTTAACACATCGGTGGAGTTAATTATTTCCAATGATTTTCCAACCACACATCCAGGTTCAAATTTTTCTTTGTCAAGTGCCATGGCTGTTCCTAGAATGTCTCCCGTTACCAACACAGTTCCTTTGTTTACAGGCCCTTGTACTCGACAAGGTACACGACCAGTCAATGCCACAGGCAATATCCATTCTCCTGACTGTCCAGCATTCATTAAATAACTTGGGTGTGTGGATATAATACCTGCTACAGCAGTGTTGTGACTGTTATTGGTAACTGTGATTTCTTTGAGGCCGCCAAACACAACCACAGTGCCAGGTGTGTAGTCAGCATCTGCTTCATAATTTTCTGCCAAGTCAGCGTATTGTGCCGAGGTGGCCTTGGCAAAAACAGTATTAAAGTACGTAGTTGAACTGCCAATATTACCAACGCCGTTGGCATTGTTGTTAACAATATTACCAGCACTGACGTTACCAGTTGACACTGTTAAACTGCTACCAGTAATTGCGGCGCCAGTAATAGCGCCAGTTGCAGAAACCGCTCCACCAGTATTAAGATTGGCAGCAGTTACAGTTCCACTTGAACTGATTGCACCAGAATTTAACGAAGTTAGTGTGCCAACTGATGTAATGT